TGACTACTAGTTTTTATGCATCACACATTATTACTGCAGCAGGTTTAGGTGGTATGGTTTGTACGAATGATAAAAAATTAGTTGGTAAATTAAAATTGCTTAGAGGTTGGGGACGATCATCAGCTGTCTTTAATGAATCTGAAGAAATAGAAAAAAGATTTAATACTAAAGTAGATGGCATTGATTATGATTCTAAATTTATATTTACAGATATAGGTTATAACTTTTTACCATCAGAAATATCTGCAGCGTTTGGTTTAGAACAATTAAAAAAATTACCTAAATATAAAAAAATAAGACAGAAAAATTTTGAATCATTGAGAGAATTTTTTATGCCATATAGTGATATGCGATGGGTAGGAAGAGTAGGTTGGAACACTCATGCAGATACACCATGGTTAGCCTATCCATTAGTATTAGATAGTCAAGCACCCTTTACTAGAAAACAAATGCAAATTTATTTTGAAAAAAATGGTGTGCAGGTTAGAACTATTTTTACTGGTAATATTACTAGACAACCTGTTATGAAAAATATGAAATGGAAAGGGAATAAAGAATTTCCAGTAGCAGATGATGTTATGAAAAATGGTATGTTAATTGGAGCACATCAAGGTATGGGTGATAAAGAAATTAATCGTATCAAAGAAGTCTTTACATCACTTACAAAGAAATACAAATAATGCCTAGAATTTGGACTCACATAGCCTGGGATTATACTGGCCAGAAAGATTTAGGCAAAGCTTATAATGCTTGTTTAAACGAACATTCAGATGAAGATTGGGTTGCATTTTTAGATCATGATGCAATTTTTACAACTGATGATTGGTATTTACAACTTCAAGAAATTATAAAAAATAATCCTAATTGCAAAGGAATATGTTCAAGAGTTAATAGAATGAATACACTCGAACAAATGGTAGTTGGCATAGACCCATATAATTTTGATTATAGTTATCACAGAAATTTAGGAAAATTTTTAGCAAATAAATATAAAAATGAATCTAAAATTATAAAAAATAAAAATCATATGTCTGGTGTATTTTTTGCTGTTAATGTGGGTGTAATGAAAAAACTTGGAGGTTGTGCTGAAACAGGAGAGCAGCTAGGTGTAGATAATTTAACACAAGCTAAAATTATTGAAGCTGGTTATGAGTTTAGAGTTGCGAATGGCATATATGTTTTTCATTGGTATCGAGCAGATAAACCCTATGAACACTCAAAAAATACTTTACAACAATTAGAAGCTGCTCATTATAACTCTATTAGATTAACTTAATGGACATAGATACAATTTCTTTAATACAGAAAAAAATTCATAAACGTATTGGCCAACTAAAAGACCAAGCCTTTTACGGTGTTGACACTATGGAAAAACTACAATATGCTAGAGGGCAAATCAGATCATTGGAAGATCTGCAACAGGATCTTAAAGACCTGCTGTCAACAACGGAGTACGAAGATGAACAAGTCCACGGAGACACCGAAGAGGACTGAGGCTCTTCTTAACGCTTATAAAGAGCAAAAGGAAGTAGAAACAGTTCTAGACCCTAAAGCGGTCGATCAATCAACTTTAGATAAATTACCAACACCAACTGGATATAGAATTTTGGTTTTGCCATATGCGGGACCAAAGAAAACCAAAGGTGGAATTTATTTATCTGATACAACACAAGAAACAATACAGATGACAACCGTCTGTGGTCTTGTGCTAAAAATGGGAGACCTTTGTTATCATGACAAAGAAAAATTCCCAAAAGGACCATGGTGCAAACTAAATGATTGGATAATTTTTAGTAGGTACGCTGGTTCAAGATTCAAAATAGAAGGAGGAGAAGTTAGAGTATTAAATGACGATGAAGTTATTTCTACTATTTCAAATCCTGCTGATATTTTGCACCATTACTAAGGAGGAACAACAATGGCTGAAGACAATAACAACACATCGGTTGAGTTAGATACTGACGGTGTGCAAGAACAAGAAATAAGTGTAGAAACACCTAATGATTCAGGTTCTGCATTTGAAAAAAAAGAAGAAGTAGATCTTGGTTATACCGATGTCTCAAATACTAAAACCGCTAAGGAATTATTACAAGAGGCAAAAGAAACTGAGGAGACTAAACCTGAAAAGAAAGCTGAAGATAACGTTGAAACTAGTTCAGAAGATAAGGGAGACCTTGAAGAGTATTCTGAAAAAGTTAGAAAACGAATTAATCGGTTAACTTTTCAAATTAAAGAAGCTGAAAGAAGAGAAAAAGCTGCAGTCGAGTATGCAAAAGGCTTAAAGAATAAATATGAGACAATTGAGAAGAAGTATGATGAAACTGATTCAAATTATCTTAAGGAATACGGTTCTAGAGTTGATGCTGAAAGAGAAAAAGCAAAGAATGCTTTAAAATCTGCACTTGAGGCTAATGATGTTGATAAAATAACAGAAGCTCAAGACGCTTTATCAAGACTGTCAGTTGAAAAAGAAAAAGTTGCACTTGCTCAAGCTGAAAAAGAGTTAAGAATTAAACAGGCTGAGGAAGAAAAAGCAACTGAAACTACATCACAACAACCACAAGCACAAATTTCTCCTAGAGCACAGCAATGGGCTGAGGATAATGAGTGGTTTGGCTCTGATAGAGTTATGACTTCTGCTGCAATGGGTATCCATGAGGATCTTATACAGCAGGGAATTGACGCAGAGAGTGATGAATACTATAATCAAATCAACAAACGTATGAAGGAGTATTTCCCTCAAAAGTTTGCACAGAAAACTACTGAAGAAGTTAGACCTGCTAAAGAACCCGTCCAAAATGTAGGTTCGGTCAGTAGAAGATCTGGGGGACGCAAGTCTGTGAAACTCACCAAATCACAGGTAGTTATCGCTAAGAAATTAGGGGTGCCACTAGAGGAATACGCAAAATACGTGAAGGAAGGAGCATAACATTATGACAAATATAAAAACTTCACGCGAGTCTAGTACGAGAGAAAAATTAACTCGTAAAAAAGATTGGACTCCACCATCCAGTTTGGATGCGCCAGCTGCACCGCATGGGTATGCACATAGATGGATACGTACATCGGCAAATGGTTTCGAAGATCCAGGTAATGTATCTAAGAAACTTAGGGAAGGTTGGGAATTCGTTAGAGCTGACACACTGAAAAGTGAAATTGGTGAAAATGATTTTCCAGTTATTCACGAAGGACAACATGCTGGTTTAATCGGAATTGGTGGCCTTGTGTTGGCAAGGATACCGGAAGAGATTTTGAAAAGTCGTGCTGAGTATTTTAGAAGAATTACTCAAGACAGAACAGACGCGATAGATCGAGATCTTATGAAGGAGCAACACCCGGACATGCCAATCAATATTGATAGGCAGTCTAGAGTTACCTTTGGTGGTAGTCGTAAAAAATAATTTTTTTGCATTACCTACCCGAGATAGCTTGGATAATATAAACATAATAGGAGAAAACAACTATGGCAAACGTAAGTGAAAAGTTCGGTCTAAGACCGTACAGAAAACTAGACGGTACACCATTAGTAGGAGCTCAAAATAGATACACAATTGCAAGTGGACACACAACTGCAATTTTCCAAGGTGATATGGTTATTCCATTAACTACTGGAAATATTGACAGACATTCTACTGGTGGTACTGTACCTATCGTGGGCGTTTTTAACGGATGTTTTTACACAGATCCAACTACTCAAAAGCCGACATACAGAAATTACTACCCAGGTGGTATTGCAGCAGGTGATATTACAGCATTTGTTGTTGATGACCCTGATGCAGTGTTTCTTGTAGATTCTGATTCGACTTTTACTAGAGCAAATCTGTTCAGTAATTACGATGTTACAAACACTACAGGTGTAACACAAACAGGAATATCTAAAGCGCAGTTAGATCACTCTACTGGTGATACAACTAACACTTTACCGATACAAGCAATTGATATTTCGCAGGACCCAGATAATTCTGATACTTCGACATCAAATGCTAATATTCTTGTTAGAATCAACAACCACTTCTACAGAAGTGGAACAGGCCTATAATAGAGGAGAATAACTATGGCAATATCACGATCACAACTAGTTAAAGAACTAGAGCCAGGTTTGAATGCTTTATTCGGCCTGGAATACAGTAGATATGAAAATCAGCATGCTGAAATTTTCTCTACTGAAACATCTGACAGAGCTTTCGAAGAGGAAGTAATGTTAAGCGGTTTCGCTTCTGCACCAACTAAACAAGAAGGTGCTGGAGTAGTGTTCGATCAAGCAGGTGAAACTTTCACAGCTAGATACAACCACGAAACAATTGCTTTAGCATTTGCTATCACTGAAGAAGCAATCGAAGATAACCTATACGATAGACTTGCGGGCAGATACACAAGAGCTCTTGCAAGATCTATGGCAAATACGAAGCAAGTTAAAGCTGCAAACGTATTGAACAATGCACAAGTAACTACAGTTACTGGTGGAGATGGAGTATCATTAATTAATGCTTCACACCCATTAGCAACAGGTGGAACTTTTTCAAACGTTCTTGCAACTGCTGCAGACTTAAACGAAACTTCACTAGAGCAGTCATTAATTGACATTGCTGGATTTGTCGATGAAAGAGGCTTGAAAATAGCCGCTCAAGGTAGAAAAATGATAATTCCAAAAGAATTACAATTTACTGCTGAGAGAATCATGAAGTCTCCAATGAGAGTTGGAACTGCCGACAATGACATCAACGCAATTAATAACATGGGAATGGTACCAGAAGGTTACAGAGTTAATAACTTTTTAACTGACACTGATTCGTTCTTCTTGTTGACTGATGTGCCTAATGGACTAAAAATGTTCGTTAGATCACCTATCAAAACTGCGATGGAAGGCGACTTCGATACTGGCAACATGAGATTTAAAGCTAGAGAAAGATACTCTTTTGGATTCTCTGATCCAAGATGTGTTTTTGGTAACGGAAATTTACCAACTAGCTAATAAATACTAATCAGTATTACTGAAAAGGGGCGGTGTTCACATCGCCCCTTTTTTTATGTATAATCAAAACAACCTAGATAAAATTTAATTTGTAGACTGGCTAGGCAGACGGTATAGAGACTACAAATTCAAAGCTATACAAAGGAGAATACTATGGCAAATACTACATTTTCAGGACCGGTCAGATCAGAAAACGGTTTTGAATCAGTTACAAAAAACGGAACAACAGGTGCTATTA